TGCGACGGTGCCTATCAGAGAGACGGCATGGGGTTCAACAGGATGGACGCCCCGATAGGAAAATCTCTGGCCGTGTTGCCTGACTTGACAGATAGAGACTACTTTCTTGGCAAAAAGATTTTGCGCAAGTATAAGAGGCAGCTCCCCGAGGACGTCTACCAGAGAATATACAAGTAACATCTCCGCCCCGCAGGGAAACTTGCGGGGTTATTTTTTTGAAGTAAATACCCCATGGGGGACTAAGTTCCGATAGGACCAAGTAAAGGACTAAGTAAATTCCTACCCATGGGGACTTCATTGCAAACGTTTGCATTACATATATACCCCTTTCTTCTATACTATTATATATTCCCCTCCCCATGGGGCCGCCAACCTACTAAGTTAGATTACGACGACTACGACGCCCCGACGACATTTTTCAGGAAATATTCTTCTTTTCTACCCCCATGGGGCAGGCTTGTGTATGCTTATAGGAATGCCTTTCTTCCCCACCCCTTGTTAGGTACCCTTTATCTTCATTGCAGACGTCTGCAACCCATGGGGATTCCTTAGTTCGCCATCCAGTTCCCCAAAAATCCCGACCAATATTTTTAGGACCCATCCAGTTCCCCATAGGGAGCTAGTTGACCCCATCGTGCTACGATTTGAGATTTCGTGGTACCCATGGGGTATCACGTATCACGAAATCGTGATACGTAGCACGATATCACGAGTCACGAATTCGTGACAGATATCACGATATCACGAGTCACGTTTTCGTGACTTGTAGCACGGTATCACGATATCACGAGTCACGAAATCGTGACAGGTATCACGAATGTACCCCATGGGGGTATCACGATTTTGAAAAACGTGATACCGCGTAGCACGATTTCAGATTTTGTGATACCGCGTAGCACGAGTCACGAAAAAGTATCTCGTATCACGATTCGATTCTGGCATGATTTTTGATATAGCAATAATCGTACCACATTGAAAAAAACGGCGAAAAAAATCACCGAGTGCAGCTTATATATGCTTTTCGGAGGCGGTGGATGATTTCTTCACGTATGCGAATTTTTAACGCTATCAGGAAACGTAGTGTTTAAGCCAAAACACTGTTTTTGGTGCGAATAATTTACGCACATAAAAATAATTTTGCTCAATTGTGGTACAGTTACGACTATAAGATAAACCATACCAAAATAATTGAAAAAAAGTTTTTGGCTTGTATATTACGTTTCCGGGCCTGAACGTAACTTATATGATTTTTTTGGCACAATGACTGCATTAGTATATAGGCGTCGGCGGAAATACCGCCGACAGCCAAAACGGCGAGACAGTACGGCACGGTACTGACAATTTCGTGTCTATTCGAGGCGCATGGCCCGCATGGACTGCAAGCTCTGTATTAGGAACCGCTCGGCGGAGACGTACAACTTGCACTAGCATGGAAACATGATTTTTCTTGATTTTTTTGGATACCTGATTTAAGGTATTTCAAAACTACACGGAAAGGATAATGAAAATGGCTAATTACTTGAATATTCAAGGAGAATGCAAATCTTTTGGTCACTGTAAAGCTCATGTGTTAGCAGAGCTGGTAAAAAGTCAGCAAATCGAACCAGAGGATAGGAAAAGCTTCTTGAAAACCTTTTTAAAAGCAGAGGAAAAGCTTACTTTTTGTCAATTCTTGTTTCGAACCGGAGTTAAGTTATCGGAAATAAACTGGTTTTGGGCTGCATGTTTCAATAACAGACAAAAAGATAAAGTTACGTATATTCTCGATGAATATGAGGAAAAGATTTACAAATCTTTGTGGAACAAGAAAAACAAGAAAAACCTTTATCATTTTCACGAAATAATCAATTCCCGTCTAGTAGATGAATAACAAAACATCAAGCGCCGGTTTACTCCGGCGCTTTAACTTCTTAAAAAGAAAGGATAAATAAAATGAGCGCATTAAATCTTAGCCAAATTGAACACGTTGAGGCGATTCTCTCGCAAATGAATGAAGATGATGTACTTGACCGTTTGCAAGTTATTGAATTCGCTAAAACAATCAAACATCTTCCATATAGGACATGGGAAAAGCATGTAAACATGCGCCTTGTCGAGTACTTGTTTCACAAAGAAACATGGTCTTCTTACTAAATCATTGAAATCACGGCGTCTTCGGACGCCGTTTTTTCTTGCCTTATGCGTAACACGTTTGAGAAATTTGTATGCGGATCGTGCTATTTCGGACCTAATGTAGTTTCTAGCAATTGTTAAAGTAACATGCCTGAAACCAGCTCTGAGAGCGGCGTTCCCGTAGAATCGCCGTACACGGTGTGCACGATTTCGGCAATGGTCTAACATGGTATCAGTCTCTGCTAGTCTGTACGGCGCTGATATTAACGCTGGATTGATATCTGTACGGCAATTGCTGCAAACGTTTGCAATGGAGACCAGCTTGACAGACAAAAAAATTTTTTGACTTGGCACGAATTATGCATAGAGTACTTTGGCACGAATTATGCATAAGTAGACACGTCGAACTCCGTTAGGCACGGCTTACTTTGTTAGGCACGGCTTACTTTGTTAGATTAATCTAACTGAAGTAGTCTGGCCTTACTTTGTTAGACGAGTCTCACTTAATTAGATTAACCTAACTGTGTTAGACAAGACTAACTAAGTGAGATGGTACTACTTCCGTTAGGCTTGCCTACTTTGAGTAGACACGACTAATTTAATTCGACACGACTAACTTTGTTAGACTCGTCTAATTTTGTTAGGCACGTCTAACTTTATTCGACGCATCTAATTTTGTTAGTACCCCCTAATTTTGTTAGACGCGTCTAACGCCCCATGGGGGTATCACGTATCACGATTTCGTGACTCGTAGCACGATACCACGGATATCACGATTCATAAATTCGTAGCACAAATTCCCCAGTCGGAGCAACCCACTCGGCTACGCACTAGTTTTCTCATGTTTTTCCATTGAGCGGAATTTTGTGGATCGACTGGCATTTTCTACAGGTTTTGGAAAGCGGCGCATCTGAAAAAAATTTTGGGGAAAAATGGGAGGGATTAACTAACAGCAGCAGAAGGGGTTTGGAATATTAAAATTATTGTTTCAGGTGCGCGACTCACCAAGAGGAAGGTGGGATTCCTACGGAGAGTGGATTCGCCACGCACCATATCATCGAAGATGGCGGAGCTTACCTGAAATATAATCTTCTAAATGGTGTCGTTTCTTTCTTAGGAAATCTTACTTGTGCTATTTTATGTTGTAGAATATGAATTACTGACGCAACTGCGTCGCACAGATCTTTACTACCAGATGTAGGATGGTCTATCAAGTCTTTCTTTGGATCATACTGCAGAGCGGTTGCTTCGTTTATATATACTTCATGTCTTTGGTGCATTATCCTGTCTTCTATATAGGCTGTTTTCCATTCCATATACGGAACTGATGTAGTTACGGTTGATACTATACCTGATCTTACTTTTAGTCTTTGGAAACCTTGTCTGAATATAGTGGACTCAAACCTGTCCATGGTCGCTATTTTTACATTTAGGATTTGACAGATGTAATAACAAAAACCTCTTACGAGGTCCATGTTTATTTCACCGCCATAAGGGGGGCGTATACGCAGCATCCCATCAATACAGAAGACAGGGACTTTTAGGTCGCTCATTTCTATAAAAGATTTTTCTCTCTTGGAATAGAAGGATGTACTTTCCAGTTCTTTGTAGTCTTGGATATGCCCTACGGCGATGCCTGTAGCATCACTGGAAATGCCAAGGTCGATGTGCATGACGTAGGTTGCATCTTCGTTGAAGGATGGATCATTTAGAAACTCGTGGTTTATGAGCCTGCCAAAATCCGGGGCCATATCTGTTAGCTCTGCTTGGATGATAATATCATCTTTAGTAAACAGACTTTCACTGAATACTTCTTCAAACTTTATGCAGGCGTTTGCAATCTTACTTCTATCTGTTAGGAAGCTTCCTTTTGCTGCTACTACTATACCTGCGAAGTCGCGAAGCGCGGCTTCACAGTTCCGCTGGAACTCTCGGAGGTAGTTGATGGGAACTTCGATGACTTGGCTACTTGGGTGCGCCTCTCCACGCTTCGCTATGATCCTGGAGTTTCGCTCCATGTTGCCAACTTCGACCAGGAATTTTTGCTCGCTCATGCCTGAGAGCACTTCCCACTGCATATACTTCATGGTGAAAATTGAAGGGTCGTGCTTCGCTTCCTCAAACTTGCGATCTAGGAAATCTCCGGGGTAATGCGCTGCGCTATCAAGGAATATCTTTCCCCTGCTTCCAAACCTTCCTTTCATGCGCTGCACTAATGTGGTGTAGTTCACCTCCGCTTGATCGTAGGTTTCACCTACAGCTGCATGTTTGGAGCCTTCGATCACCTGCATGTAGTTGCACTCCGACATGATGACACCTTTGACATTCAAGCCAAGTGCGCTGAACTGACTTCCAGAAACAGGGATGACGGAGATGGAGTTTGGAAAACGTATTTCTGTTTTGACTTTCTTGTCATATGGGAAGAAGGATTGGAAATAAGGTGAACGTGCTAGCCTTGCTGCCATTTGATTGAACAAAACACGCTTCGCAGTGGTCATGGAAACTGATTGGAAGACATAGAGGATGGAACTTCCTGGTGCTAGACCATATTCGGCCTGAGGTGAGAAGAGGCAACTATCCATGTAGATGAGATATGTCATGCCTATCTCGCAGAAAAATGATTTCCCTAAACCAGTGCTTCCTCCACAGACTACTTCTTGGTATTGTTCGATGTTGGAGAAGAGGGAGATGAGGCTTTCTTTTATCTTTGGTCGAATGAAACCTTTCAGGTCCATGTATTCCTTGGATTCAAGGAACTCTTCTATACCTACAGGATCTGTTTTGAAGCCTCGCTCCCTCGTTAGGATAGATAGATCTTCATTTTTAAATGCGGTGTGTACATTCTCAATGATAGCATTAAGCGTAAGGGTGTCTATATAGAATTCACCATTCTGCTCAGTGCGAGGGCATTGCATCACCGCTTCCTCAAGGAGTTTATATTCCATCGTGGAAAGGTTGAACTCCTTGCGGATCTTGTGAACCAGCTCTAACCCCGTTTCGATTGAGATGTACCTACGACTAGTAACTCTGGTTCCTCCTCTACCTCTGGTAGTTGCAGCCCTTCTATCATGACTGGGTTAGCGTCAATAGTAATTGCCTGCTGTTCTATGCTTTCTAACATTTTCATGGTAGCTTGTGCAACAGCAGACCCATCCAGTTTCTCAAACTGTGCCCTCACGCCAACGAGGTGTTGTGTGGGCATCCTTGTAACTTCACCGATGTCTTGTTGGAATTGGATGTATTTGGTGAGAAGGCTCCCAAGCGTTTTCACCACTTCATTGGTGAGCGTCAATGGGAGCCCTTTTTCCTCCCTCTGAATCAAAGATTCAAGCCTGAGCGATTGTTTGTCTATCAACCAACTCAGTCTCCCCAAACCATCTATCCTCGATTTGAACGACTCTAGTCTACTGGCTATCTCTTGTGCTTCTGCATCCCCCCTCTCAGCTTGCACTCTGACGAGTGCACCGTCAGGAATGATTTTCACGCGAAATTTCGCCAACTCCCCCATCATTTTATGTTTATCGTGGCCCAAACCAGGAAGCCACTCTTTATACGCTTTATCAACTATCTCCCACATGGTGGAGCCACCATGTAGCATGTTATACAGGTCAACGATGTGCGGCTCTTTTAGTTTCTGGAGCCACGAGTCTTTAACACTTAAACCATTAATCGCTTCCTGCATTTCCTTCAACTGTGCTTTGGTCACTTGACACCTCAATCTTCACTAGTCTTTTCTTATTATCTGCTATAAATTGAGGAATGTCAATACTCTTCAACAATTCCATGAGAAATGAATCAACCGTGTACCCCTCATCCAAACATTCCATGAACTTAGAGTGGAATAGAGAATACTGGCTCCCATCTATCATCACCATGATACTGTCCTCTCTACCGAAGTCCAATACCATGAATCTTGCAGGAAGTGTATCTCCATACTTCTCATAAAGGCGCTCCACGAGACGGACCAAATCATCGTAGTTTTTTACTTTTTTTACTTTCCTGTCAAACTCTCCACGCGCTGCAACCGGGAGAGATTTTCTTGCGTCAGTAACGAGCTGCTCGAACTCATTTTCATCAGCAAAGCCAAGCTCATTCGCCATATCATCAAACGGAACTTCATGGTTCTCCACCAGATCACGAACTAGGTTATTAAATTTTTGAATGTCAAGCGACCCTCGTATCTTATTCATACGAACTGTTTGAATCTTCATAGTCTTCTCATCAAACAGCTCAGGGTCCACCACTACACAGTCAATAGAACTTAAACCCTCAACCTTGCTTGCTTCCCACCGATGCTCACCATCGACTATACGATAGAGTTTCTCACCGCTATCCTCAAATGGAACCACGAGGATTGGGCTTACAAATCCAACCTTACCAATGTTGTCAATGAGCAGATCAAACTCATCATCACTCAACTGGTTTGGATTGTAAAGATTCGGTAATATAGCATCCGTAGGGATTTTCTTTACGTATGGATATTTCTCTTTCGGCACGAAAGTGCTCCTCTCTAAAATAGCAAGATACATAATACTGATATATGTCCATGATGGCCCCAAGCCTATCACCAAATAATTCTCGAAGATAATGAGTGTAGTACAGGTCGTTTTCTTTCCAAGGCACATGGAAGTTTAAATGGACATGCTCAAGCACACGAGAGAAATCCAGCCCTGCCTCTACACTCATTTTGTGAATAGTTTCTTCCGGGAAGTCAACTGCCCACCACAGAAGTCTTGTCGCTGCTGGCTCTCCTGACATATCCTCTAGAAGGTGAGTAGCATCAAAATTTCTAATTGGTGCACGCAAACAAATTGCAGCCCAACACAATCTCATATCTTCAGTTTTCATTGGCATAAAGCGAAGCTCACTAAGAATGTTACCCCAATAGAACTCTCGCTCCACACATAAATCAACTAATTCATCATAGCTCTTTAAGTTCCGTATTCTGTTGAAATACGGTAAATCATATGAATCCTTTAGATTAAGATAAACAAATGCGTCTTGTGAATGTGTGGTTATAACAATGTTGCGCAGATGATACCACAAATCCCGAAGGGTCGGCTGTGCTCTGGGTGGAGGAGGTGCAACCTCTCTAATTATCACCTCATCACCAGAGTAGCATAGCCTTGATCGTAGAGCACCAACCGTTGTTGGCTTTATCTTATCAGCCTTGTTATCTCTTTCTACCATATACCTGTTGTAATCAATGTTACTAAGGTAGTTATACATTAAATGAGGAGAATACCGCGCGATCCATACAGGCAGGAGATACCTGATGTAAGCTTCGTGTGTTACTACGGAGTTCGCAAAACACAACTTCGCTGTACTTATACTACTGTGGAGGATGGCGCGGCGTATTCCCTCAATAAGGTTCATTTTACAGCTTCTCTAAATCCAACATCTCGTTAGCCTGTTCTGGGCTAATCTCAAAATCATCCTCGCCAAGAATGTCCTCAAGTGATGCACCTGACTGGGAAGCCTCCCGTTCCCTGACAGGTGCAGGAAGTGGACGCAAATGGCCTTCAACACGCTTCGCTGGCTTATAGATCTTTGAGTCCTGTTCCACCTCCTCTACTTCAAGAAGATCCGCATTGGGAACCTGATCCACCGGAGTAGGTACAAGTGCCACATTGAAAACCTTCTTGAGATACACAATGTAGTCATCCAAATTAGACGCAGTAGGAACCTTACCCTGAAGCTGCATCCACTCCATACAGATCTGTGATATAGCCAGTGCTATATCGTTGGTCTGGAAGATCCTCTTAGCCTCTTCCAGCGCATCAGTAACAGGGCGAATGTCTGCATTATCAAACCTGAGCTTCATGAGGGTATAGTGAGGTCTAGAGTCCTCATATGTTTGATCCACAACCTTCTTCACCTCATGCAGCAACTGACGATAAGACATACTCTCTGCCCTGTCAAGCCACATGTGTGCGTCCTCTTGTGTAATCACACGTGCAAGTTCAACACACTTAGTCCAGCCGATAGCCTCGATACGCTCTGCATTAATGCGGAGGCCTCGGAGCTTACCCCACATGTCAACCAGATATGCGGCTTTCCTGTAGGAATAATCCAATTCTCCTTTCACATACGACTCAAAGTTCGTATAGCCCCACGCTAAATAAAGTTCATTCTGATGGACATCAAACAACATTCTAGCAAGCCGCATGAACTCCCTGTTGATGACATCCTTTACCCTGATAATCTCCTCTCTTACGTTGGAGATGTCTGTTGTAAATACTTCTTGCTCCTGGCTGACCTGAGTTTCCAATGTAAGCCCCGGCATAGTGTTATCTCCTTTTTAGATTCCTAATCTTATTAGTTGTTCCATTCTCTTTCTTTGAAACTGGTCTTGCGTACGTTTTTATCCAATCTTTTAGTAGTTTCATATCCTCTGTATCGGCAGATGACTGCGGGCTTGTCTCATTCAGGGATGCAAGGATATAGTCAGTATTGAGTTCTGTTCCATCAGAAAACGCTGAAAACATGGCATCTTCTATGCAGGACTCAATTTCTGCTCCAGAGAATCCATCACTCCTGAATGAGAGTTGTTTTACATCGAACGACTCTGGATCGCGCCTTCGTTTCTTTAGGTGTATATTAAAAATCTCACACCGCTCATCAAACGTCGGAAGATCTACAGCCCAAATCTCATCAAACCGCCCTTTCCTGTAAACCATAGGAGGTAAAGAGCGTGGATCATTCACAGTAGCCACAACAAATACTGGGTGCGTAGTTTCCTGACGCCATGTGAGAATAGTCGCAACAACACGCGCAGTTACACCGGAGTCTAAATTACCTGATGCATTTGCTCCAGCAAGACCCTTCTCTAGCTCGTCAAGCCAAAGCACACACGGTGAAATAGCCTCCGCTATCTTCAATGCACTCCTCGCACGTGATTCACTTGAGCCTACCAAACTGGAGAAGATTCTACCAACATCCATACGTAGGAGTGGAAGCTCCAAATATGACGCTATCGCTTTAGATGCTAATGACTTTCCACCACCAGCTACTCCACAGAGTAGCACTCCTTTAGGATATGGCAGTCCGAATGCACGAGCATCATCTGAGAAGACACGTTTCCTTTTAAAGAGCCAAGATTTTAACTCATCAAATCCACCTAGAGTATCCAGATTCTCACGAGAAGCAATGTATTCCAAAACATCACTCTTTCTAATTTCCTGCTCTTTCTGTTGTTGGATTATCTCGTGATCCAATGTCTTAAATACTGATAGTGATAACGCAACCGCATTTTCTGCAGCCACCCTAGTGAGGCCAGATGCTGCTATTGCAGCTTTCTGCACCGTCTCACGCAGGCTCACTTCTCCGTCAAACCTCATATCGTCACCATAAATCTCTACAAACCCATTTATCTCGTGCTCAAGTTGCACTTGGGTAGGAAGTGGACACTCACAAAAGGTGACAATATCGTGAAGCTCTGGTGGGAGATCAAGGTATGGACCAACGATTACCACTGTGGAATACGTTATTCTGGCAGAAGTAATAGTGTCAATAAGTTGCTGGACCACCTGAGGCATATTCATGAAACTGCGAATGTTGTAGAATATACCAACGATGGGTCTGGTAGTTTTCTCTATTTCCTGCAATGCTCCAGTGAGTTCACGCGGCCCCTGCTTTGCCTGATTTCCTGGGTTGATTATAAGACCAGTGGTAATCTTCCAAACCGCCAAGTCAGGAACCTGCTTTCCTAATTCACTTAGTTCTTTTATAGCCCGTTTTACCTTGTCATATGCTGCTTGTTCTTCATTTGTAGGTAAGAATATGCATGGATTACACGACAAGAGGTAATCCGTAACCGTGGGCACATATTTTACGCCCTTTGTTCGTTCCATTTTTCTATTTTTCTCCTGAAATCATCTACTTGCTTCTGTTGATAACTGTTGAGCCCGTCTACTTGGTTTAATACATGGTATCCAAAGTCTGCTATTACTAATGCGTCACATTCATCTGTAGTTTCAAACTCCTTTCCATATCTTTTATATACTGCCAGCCTCATCTCATCTTTTTTCGCTTTTCCTGAACCCGTTGCAAACTTCTTTATAGTAGTGGGTGCCACAGTTAGAATCGGAACTTTAATTATTTCAAATACATACTTCACTGCACCACCAACTTCAGCAAGCTTTGTCCCAGATGCGGATTTGCCAAATATGCCAAAAGCATAATCCTCTATAAATAGAGCTGATATTTTATCCTTTGGAACTATCTTCTCTATTGTGAGTAATAATCCACTAACTATACCAGATAGTGTATTATTAGGCGGCTTATAGGCGTAAGCTTGAAGTTCTTTTTGTGTTGCAAGTCCTATGCCTATACTTTTGGTTGATAGGTCTAACCCAACTACCTTCATGTGTTAAGCCCTTTTCGCCATTACTGTTCTAGATACTATCCAATCATCCAAATCCTTCTCGTGGAATAAATAATTATACCTAATAGGTATTTTTTCGCATTTAGGACCTGTACCTTTCTTTACCATCCTCATTAATGTTCTTTCTGAAATCCGTAACATAGCACATACCTGCTTTGGTGTCAGCACACTATCCATGTTTTTCACCTCGTCTTGATTGTATGAAAGAATTATAACACATCTTTTTCAAAAAGTCAAGTACTTTTTTGACTGCGCTTTAAATTGTATTCTTTTTTACACACACTCACTACAGGACACGAGTTTGAAACATAGTCCGTAAAGTTAGAAGAGACGCATTTGCCTAAAGGATCTGGTAAAGATCTACCTTTCACGCCATCTACATAGTGTTGCAGCTTCACTCTAACTCTTCTAATAAGATCTCTGTCCTTCCTCACTACAAATGTCTTTATAGGTAGCTGCCCAAACTTTTCTTTCTTGGATATATAGACGATGTAGCCATAGTCCTTATCTACAGGCACAGGTAGTAGTGTATCATCTTCATTTATCATCCATATATATGTTTGGAGTTGCCAAACGTGTGATATTAATGGAGCTGAGAGCGTTTCAAAACGCTCTCCGTTTATTGTTTTAAACTCCATTACCCTGATAACATTAGGATTTGTTCTTGGCTCAATAAACATATCTGGATGGCCTGTAATGGGATATGGCTTATGGAGAACAAGATCAATCTCCTTATAAACAAATGCCTTATGTGAGGCACCACATGCCCTACACTTGTTTGTTACTGGCTTACCAAACTTTGTAGTAAACCCACAAGCTCTGCATTCCCAATTACCTACACGTTGGTCACCAAGGTAGGAGGGATCATTTTGAAACCAGTAATGAATCGCGTTCCCTATATCAAAGGTTACTCTCCGATTCAAGTGGATGCGCTCTGTCTTTTCAATGCCGTATAGCGTGGCAAGTACATGCAGACGTATGCAACAGTCATATATGCTTGATGCACGTGGATATTTTATTTCTCTTGATTTTACTAGGGTTTCAAGATTGAACAGCTCAGAAGTTATTGAATCGGAGTCTCCTGATTGTTCAGAATTGCTTAGACGATTATTACTCTGCTTCGATAAAAAAAGTTTTCTAGAAGTCATTTGCCACCCACGGAACCACTATGTGATTGACTGTTGGATATTTCTCCTTAAATAACCGAAGCTTCTGTTTAGCATTTATACCCCACTTTCCTTTAACTTCAACGAATAAGTCCTTGGATTCTATATAGAAATCAGGGACATAAACCTTCTCGTCAACAGGGAACATGTATCTTTCGTATTGAAACTGGATATTGGCATCATACAAAGCCTCAGCGACTGTTCGTTCAAATTTAGACCTATATCCTTCTCTAGTCTTATGAGACCACAAATACTTATCATTCATACCACGCATGGTGGATGATTGGTAAACCCTAAAACCATCGGCATTGGGGAGTTTAGTTACGTAATTAATTAAGCAGGAGATACTGCACACATCTAAATCTGAAGGATTGAGTAAGTAGGAGATATGTTTTGAGGGGAGGTCATACCACACACCACAACCTTTACACATTACTCGTGGCATTTGCCTATGCTGGCCTGCGCCGCTTCGATGATAGCTCTCTGTGTATCAAGGTAAAGACATCTGTTCTCCCTCCACTTTTCAATAATCTCCTTCTGTGTACCAACCACCTCACCAATCCTGAATTTCGTTCCTTCGCCCACAAGTAAGCCAAACTCTTTTGCATATCTTACTACTGTCTTATAATCCAGTATTTCTCCTTTCCTGAACATGTTGGAGCCGTCATCATGCTTAATATCCTCTCTACACCTCGTAAACTCACCAGCCTCACTATATATTTGCATTTTTAACTTATCCACTATAATACTATGTCTTTGGACCCGATTGATGTCCCTTCGATCATCTCGAAGCTTTTTCTCTGCCTCTGTTGGTGATCTCTTAGCAAACCTAACACCAAGAGAACACTCATGTTTTAGTGCCATTCCGCCACTCATTGTTTCAGGATTACCAAACATCTCCCCTAACTTATATCGAACTTGATTAGTTAATATACAGGCAACTGGATGTCCTAATTTCATCTCGCGTGTTAAACCTGTGCGTAGTCTTTGTACAAATGTGGTAGCGAACCTAGGACCAACACCCATATATTGATTATATGCAGACCCCTCCATAACTTTAGAGGGTGTGAGAGCTGCTATAGAGTCCACAACTACAAGGCCACAATCAGAAGCCCTAATAGCTGTAATAACCATATCCACGTATTGTTCACCCTCATCGCCATAAGCAACAATGTAAGAATCGGGTGCAGCACCAATGGCCTCTGCCCAGCTCTTATCAAAAGTTCCCTCCACATCTGCCCAAAATGCTTTCATTGACATTGACGGTTCTGAGCATGTGCATTGGAGCTTCATACATCTCCAGCACATTTTACCCGCTACTTCTACAGCGTTGATGGCGGAGGAGGTCTTACCACCAGATTCTGGACCCCTGAATATTGTAATCTGGTTTAAAGGTATGCCTCCCCCAATTGCTAAATCAACCGAGAAAATACCTGTTTGTAGCCTCCTAGAAGAGTCTCGTGCTTCACTTCCAGAAACACATGTCATATTCCCATACGTGGTATTGTGAATATTTGCTACATCTGAAAGTGTTAAGCTCTTCGACTCTTTTTTCATGAAACCAATCTTTCTATCTCTTTGGTGATAAGCTCTTCTGTAAGAGTCTTTATCTGATTGTAAACATCTACTATCTCTTCTATGTAGCAAGGTGAAGAGACGAACACTTCCAATTTAATGTTCTCGTAGTTACCCATATTTATAGTTCGCCCAAGTTTAACCCCAACTGTAGATGTGCTGGTTACAAACGGTCGAATGAGTATCTTGTCCTGCTTTACCTTAGTCTTCCCAAGATAGGTTTTGGATACTGAAATCTGTGCCTCTTTACTTTCGAGGTTATCCATATCCTTATACCAGATCCTTCGATGTCTTTATCGTGTCATCACTTGGAGCCTCTTCTTCAGAAGCCTTCTCGTCATCATCATCATCATCAAACATACTGTCCTCAGCACCGATAGGTGGCTTACTGGGTACCTTACCACCAGCGAGTTTAATCATCTCCTCTATTGATGGTGGTGCAAACTCTTCTGCATAGTCAAATGGTTTAATCCATTCATCAGGGTCTACGTCAGGTGGTGCAAACTTCTTCACCTTCTCCGCATTAAGTCGTTTAAGAAAGTCAAACAGATCACCACTCTGCAAGCTCTTTGGTGCATCTGTCCTCTCTACCTCAACCACGGCGTACTGGAGTGTCTTATTATTGTTCTTAGCCAACTTAGCTATGACTTTCTTGGCTATACTCTTAAAAACTATCACCTGCTTCTGGTTCTTATAGACATTACCGTTCTTAGCTCTAAATTCGTTGTGGTTTATTATCGTACCCGCGCGCACATATGATGGAGTGTTCCCTGCCTCACATAAGGGGCAAGTCTCAACATCGCTGATACATGTGATTGGAAGATACCGATCTTCTACTTTTACGGTGTGGATTTTAAAAAAGAATTCAGGATTATCTAGGAATGTAATTCTACAAGTTTCACCCCTCTTCAACCTAAACCAAAAGCTCCTCTTAGTGTTCCTAATCAGTGAAAGGTTAGACTCGTATTCTTCCGCCTTGGCCATTCCATCTTTACCCGTTGCAAACCAACTCATTTTTTCTCCTTGTATTTTGTGATGCACCATTTTGTAGATTATTATACACCAAAACTTTCCAAATGTCAAGCACTTTTTATAAGTTTTAGTGTATTTAATACTTTGTTTAGTTCTAATGCGGACTTCAGGTTACCGGGGTCTTTATCAGGCCACTTAGCTAGCGATATACTCACAAAGCTCCGAAGGAACTTTATCACCTTTTCGTTACCTTTTTTGCCAGCGTCATCAGTATCAAAACCTAATATGTAATTGAAACCGCACAGCATTCCTATTTGTGATTCTGTTATAGATGATGTACATGAGGCTATAACATTTTTAAATCCAAGCGAGTGGAGTCGCATACAATCTATTTCCCCTTCCACTAGCATAATAGGTTTCATCCAATCTATTAGGTGGAGCCCAAACCAAACCCCAGTGTTTTTAATCTTGGGAAATTCCATGTCCTTGATGTTAAACATGGACGCTGAAACTGTCTTCATAATCTTTTCTGTTGGTTCCCTCATCCTAAGCACTTTAATAGTTCCGTCATGTGTAGTAAGAGGAAAAACTATTGAGTCGTACTCTTCACAAAACCTCACACCGAAAACATCAAGAACACCTGGGTTTATACCCCTCTTTTTACAAAGGAATTCCATCGCCCTGCTAGATTTTGGTGTGTTTACTGATGTTAATAGCGGAAAAAATTGTAAAATAGCACTCGGTAATTCATCCTCTGGTAACACCTCACTCCAACCACTCCATATATCTGGAACATTAAGTTCCCTTTCTTTTTCCTCCTTTTCTATGAGTATTTCTTCCCGTGCAAATATGGCGGCTGCATCATAGGGGTAAAGCCCTGTGCTTACCCATATGCTATGGAGCAATGTTTCCAATGGTTTGCTTTCATGGTTACAGGAGTAACACAACCATACAGATATACCCTCATCATTACAGCTAACACCAGCACTTGGATGATGGTCTGTTCCCTTGCTATGTGTCCATCTTGCCAATGGGCAAGAAAAGTTAACCCATTCACCACCGGAGTCTCTGACATTCTTAACCCCAGCCGCATTAAGTAGTTGTATGACGTGTTCCTTTTTCATGCTGATCTATCGGTAATCCCTTCCAGTACCTCGTACTCAGTAATATTCATACGGAACATATCAAATAAAATTCTAAGTTTACCCTGCTCACCCTCCCTTCCTTTTAACAGCTTCATAATCTTGAACGATCTTCTGGCACCAGATATAGGAAGATCTGCAGAATATCCTGAAGACTCGTCATCATTCTCCAAGCTTATGACAATACTAGCGATCTGAACGATAATGTCGGATTGATATACTGTGTCAAGACCTGTTGAACCTTTCTTATTACCTATCTGATATGTTGCTATTATCGGTCTTCCTATCTCTTGAGCAAGCAGCTTCAGTGTTTCAACTCCACTGGATACTTGCTCAAATCTGGTCTGTTTCTCTCCTGCCTTTAATAGGTATGCACCATCAACATATATACAGTCTGGTTTCTTTTCTCGTATCTGTAGCAGCACATCATCCATTCCAGTGGAAAGAGAACTCTTCATAATGTAAAAAGGGGTTGGTGACTCCATAAGTTGTTGGATGTTCTCTTGCAGCCGTCTTCTTCCTAAATGGGTGCTTAACATACCAAACCGTATCCTGTCAGATGGAACATGCGAACGTAATGCCAATACCCTTCTAGCATACTGTATTGGTAGCATCTCTGTGCTAATCACCATTGGAACATATCCGTTTTCATGAGCAGTATTCGCCATATGAAGAAGTGTGTAAGTTTTTCCCACATTGGTTTTAGCAACGATAGCTATTAAATCTCCTTTATGTGCACCTCCAGAAACCTCGTCCAGATAAGGAAAGCCAAAAGGAACACCAACCATACGATCTGATCGTTGATATATATCATGCTCATTAAGAACATCTTGCGCAAGATCTGTTATTGATACAACAAGCTTTCCATATTTACGCTCTGAGACTTTGCTATACGTTTGATGTAGTATTTTGAAAGCCTCATCCTCTTTACCTAGTAGTATTTTATTCTCCATTCCCTTCGCGGCATCGAGAAGCATACTACTTGTGGTTCTTTTTATTATCCCATCAACCCAATATTGGAGTGGAGCAGTTGGGAACGGAGGGAAGGTAAAATCATTCTCCGCCTCAACAATGGATATGCTAGGGAAAGAACCATAGGATATAAGGTGTTTGTTTATTGAGCTTAACAGCTGGTATTCTTTGTCTGAGAAGTCATCCTTACGAAGACCAAACTCTTCCATGAATGCGAAGGAGGGTTTATCCTCCAGTAACTGCTTGATAAAACCAAGTCCAACACTCATCGTTTGGGAACCTCAAGCCTAGCTTTTGATTTGGCTGTTGTCATATCCAGCATTAATGATTCCTCTACAATAAGATCTACTATGTAACCACCTAGATCATACCTCAGTTGATTTAGTAGTCCAGCTAACGCTTTCTGTGTAACGTCTAGATGTGTAAACATTGTAAATACCGTCTTAGTATTTTCAAATTGACTCCTTCTCTTTAGAATTGAAGACAACACACCTCTGTAGTCTAATACTTTTCTGTTGTAACATTCTAAATTATTGAAAATTAAAAGATTTGATCTGCGTATTTGGTTCATTATCTCTTCTGAATCACGTTTACCAAATATCTTCTCTTCAAGCATATTATGATCAATCATAAACGATGACATCCGATTAGTCAATGCGTAGGTAATTCCTACAAGCGGCGCAAGCCTTGTTAGGAATTTGGCGCTATTTGATATGATTAGGATACTCCGCTCATCTTCCAATGCTGATATTACATGTTTTACAGGTTTAATTAAGTCCTCTTGCTCCTCTGTGTATAAGTGTAGTGGAAATCCTTTCGACTTTAACATGTTATACACAGTATTTTTTGTATCGAAGTCACCTGAAAAATTTGTGTCATCCCACGGGAAGACGACCCTCACGTTCGTTAATTTCTTGCTGGGCACTTTTTCCACCTCATAACTTTTAGTATCATACCACCTCACATATGAATATTTTGTTTTGCCACCAAGGATCTCTGTAGGTGTCCTCTCATTACAGTAATGTTCAAAAACACACATAGGTGTATGCCTTTCCACATTGCTGAAGTCGTTTGCATCGAGAAGATTGTAGATATAGTATCTGAATCTATAAAAGTCTGAAAACAGGAACATTTCTGGGTTAAGATACAGATGCATATGAAATAATTCCGTTAGATATTTTACTATTATCCTCCACTCTGAGATAACCAACTTTATAACCTTGATTTGATCAACACCTAAATACTCACACTCCTTAATATACTTTTTCATCTTACTTCGTTCTCCGAAAACGGAGTTCTTGTCGCTCAGTTTAGTGTAAGTGTAGTATTCAAAAATCTCCGGGTAACCCTGAAGAGTAGAGAGAAGTAGCTGCAGTGAGTCCTTTTTTATTTTCTTACTGAGCTTTACGGCTTTAGCTTCTGCGCTTTCAGCCTTTGACTTTTGTATTACCTCCTCAAGCCTCATTCAGCATTTCCTCAATGGAAATGACGCTACCCATATTAGGTGGCATCCAGACACTTGGATCAACACTCGATGGTAATTTCAACTCCTTATCAAACACGCTCTTGGAATACTCATACAACTCCTCAATCTTCTTTTGATAGCCCCCAACATTCATATCCATATGAAGTGCTGGAAGCCTATTTGTTCTGATATAGTGTTTTAATATTCCAGGTACATTAATGTTTAGGTATCTCACACCATTATGTTTACGCAGGAAGATTACATTTTTCGTGGTTAGAAGTTTCATGCACTTTGATATCTCACTCACACAGAGATTCAGGCCGTATCCATGTGAAATGTCGCTGGTGGTAAGTTCATTGTACATCCTGAAACTATAAGAGAAATTTGACCATCCTAATGATCGTCTGCACACTAGCAGGTAGATACGCATCTCCCGTGACATGATGTCAAGAAATTGTGGCGCGTCTAATGATATAATGTTTCTCAACATGCCCTGCCTCTTTGCATCAGTAATCCGATGGTAGAATTGAGTTTCCATTCGCCTCTCCGGTTTTCCATTTTATGGGATTATAGTAACATAAATTTATCAAAATGTCAAGCGCAATCTTGCTTACTCTGAACATTCTTCCCAAGTACCTGAAATCTTGTACACCTGCACGCGTACGTACTCTTTTTTATTCCTAAGGAAATCCCCCATCTTGTACACAGGTACCCGTACTCACTTTCTCTAGTAAAAATATTTTTTATTTTGAATTGAAAATTTTGACTAATTACATATTACATTTCTTTAATAATACATTAGTACATATATGTTTTACATATTACATAGGGACGTGTAACCTGTTGGTTTCACTAAGCAGTTGGTACACAAATTTAACATTTTCCCAACTATTTTTGGCATTTTGTATGTTAAGTTAACATTATGTTAAATATTTATGTATAAAATGTCAAATCAAGATGTGCCATTTTGTTAACTAATCGTTGAGAAAATGTTAACTATTTTTTTATAGCCTCGTTTTCGTTCGTTTGAGTGGTAAAAAATAGTTAACATTTTCTCAATTTTTACTGAAGGCGCAGGTGCACCCTACTTTAATTTATTGTTACACAGCTCACTGCAAACGTCTGCACCTGAAAATATTAAAAATGGCTTATACACTAGGTCCCATAAGTGAGCAAATTTGTACTTGACAAGTTTTGGGGATAGTGTATAGTTACCTCAGAGAAAGGAGTTTTGTGTTTGGAAAGACACTTAATTGTCCGTAATGATTATGAGCAAGTTGTATTTGGTGAGGTTTACCTGCCAAATCATGTAGATACCGCAGAAACCGCTATGACACCAGACGAGGTGAAGCGTGTTGCATATGATTTTATGAAGCGCATGATGCTTACTAAAATTGACGAGATGCACAACTACACTGAATCTGGTTGTTATGTTGTGGAGTCGTTTATAGCCCGCCCCGGTGACCCAGATTTTGTGGAAGGCTCCTGGGTTTTAGGAACAAAAATAGAAAATGATGAGGTGTGGGAGAAGGTTCTGAAGGGTGAGTATAATGGTTACTCCATTGCTGGCAGAGCGTTGAGGGAGCCACAGGTTGTTAGGTTATCCAGAGTCGTTGAGATGGAAGTGGAAACCGATGAAAATATAGGGGACTATGAAGCACATAGTCATTATATACACTTATTTTTTAATGATAATAACACCTTGGCACCATGTTGGACCAGCAAAACACTGGGCCATTCCCATAAGGTGACTATGACTACAGCCACAGATGATGCTGAGGGACATAATCATAAGTTTGTGGTGGTGGAATAATGGGGAGTATATTATCAAAGAGAGAGGTCACTGAGGAGCGTGTTATAGATTTCCTCACTGATTTTCATATAGAGTTTGTTTCCCTTGTAGACCATGGCGCTAATAGAGCACCATTTAAAATTGTGCGGTCCTCTAATCCAGAATTAGTAAATGCACAAAATTTCGAAAAAAAAGGAGAAGAGCGTATGCTGGATGTTATTCAGAGTATCTTGGTTCCAGCAGATGTTGATGTCAATGACCTGAAATCCAAGGTGGGCTGGTTGCACGATGTTGAGTTTGGAGATAACGAAAAATTCGAATTTTATTCAAAGTTTAAGTGCATTAACCAGGAAAAGTTCGACCAGTCAAGCTTTCGAATTGAGAGGATTGATGAATCTTCTTTGGCATTGGTTGGAACTCTCACTGAAGAAGATGAGAAGGCTATTATATTTAGGGGTCATCTGGACAACGTTGCTGGTTTCAACTCTCAAGGTTACGCTATTACGCTCCGCGATTTAATTGGTAGTGAACTTACTAATACTATTAACGCGGTGATTTCAACCCTTGAGTTATCGGAGATGACGGTAAAAGAGAAGAAGAAAGCTGTAAGTGCAGCTCTTAACTCGTTCCGCACGTATATTGAGATGGGGCTTGACCATGCTGGTGAAGGCTTGGAATTGCGGTTTGAGCGTTCCGAGGGAGAAACTTCGGGCGAGACTATACAAGAGGATGGTAATAAGATGAGTGAGGAAGTAGTTGAAAGGAATGAGGCTCAGGAATCTCCCGAGGTACCGAACTATGTGGAGCTTTTTGAGAAAATAATTAACGAGAAACTCCCTGAGGCTATTGAGAGAGTATTGGAGAGCAGGGAGCCCAAAGATGTTGAGGAGCGCAAGGAAGAGCCTGTTGTTAGTGTTGATATTAATTCAGAGGAACTTGTAGCTCAGATTAAATCGCTTGAGGAAAGACTTGCTAAGTTCGAGGCAGAAGACGCCGAGTTGCCAGCACCCAACGCAGACGAGCAAGTCGTAGAGCGTAACACCAAACCAAAGAATATTTGGTCTGGCGTACTTTTTAACAGGATATAATTATTAGGAGGAATTTATAAGATGGGAAGACCTAGTGTTGATGAATTGGTAGAACGTGCTGCTGGCAGCATTTTTATGACTACGGACCTTGTAGGTTCTGGTGGTGTTGGTGGCGGTCTTTTGAATATTGATCAGACCAACTATTTTATCAGGTTGATTCAGGATCAACCTACGTTGCTTCACGAGATCCGAGTTGTTCCTATGAACGGACCAGCGATGCGGCTTAACAAAATCGTTATGACGGATTCTCTTCTCCATAAACCTGGAGGGAGTATTACGCCATTGGGATCGGATGATTATGCTGCGCCTGATACCAGCTACGTTGACCTGAATACTCAGGAACTCGTGGCTGAAATTCGTATTCCTTACGATGTGTTGGAAGACAACATTGAGAAGGAAGGTTTTGAGCAGACCATTATGGATCTGGTTGCTCAGAAGGTTTCTCTTGA